CTGCTACGGCGGTCTGGACTTGTCCTCCACAACGGATATTACAGCATTCGTTCTGGTGTTTCCACCGGAAGACGAGGACGACAAGTACATCATCCTGCCGTACTTCTGGATACCGGAGGACAACCTCGAGCTCCGAGTCAGGCGTGACCATGTGCCGTATGATGTGTGGGAGCGGCAGGGCGTTTTGCAGACCACCGAGGGTAATGTTGTTCATTACGGCTACATTGAGAAGTTCATCGAAAGCCTGGGCGAACGGTTCAATATTCGGGAAATTGCCTTTGACCGCTGGGGCGCTGTGCAGATGGTGCAGAACCTTGAGGGCATGGGCTTTACGGTCGTTCCCTTTGGACAGGGCTTCAAAGATATGTCCCCGCCCACAAAGGAGCTGACGAAACTGGTGCTGGAGCAGAAAATTGCCCACGGTGGACACCCCGTCCTCCGCTGGATGATGGACAACATCTTCATCCGCACCGACCCTGCCGGAAACATCAAGCCGGACAAAGAGAAATCCACAGAGAAAATCGATGGTGCCGTGGCAACAATCATGGCACTGGATAGAGCCATCCGCTGCGGTAACGACACCGCCGAGTCTGTTTATGATAACCGAGGATTATTGTTTATTTAAATGTACAGTTATGGCTCTCAAAAACAGACTTATCATCTGCTGAATCATAGTAGTTCTCTGCCGCTGAACAGAGTTTATCTATAAGATAATCGACAACAATGGATGTCTCAGCGGAAGTTGAATTTACCTTATATTGATAGCCATAACCGTTCAGCTGATCCGGAGACAGTAAACTGAACTTCGTAATCTGTGCATTTTGTCCCGCTGGTTGTGTAAGGAGATCATCGTTTCCACTGTGCAAAAACGCACAGCGTAATGCATATAGTAAGTCCCCATTCAATTCGGCTTTTTCGATACCAAATCCAACATGGCCGTCGTTGAAGTCAAAATAGTTATCGCACCATTTTGCGTAGCGTTTTCTTCCACTCGATTCAGTCGGATATTCAATCTCTCCACAAATATCTGGGAGAGTCAGTGCTAATGCCAATGCGGATTGAAAAGCTTTATTTGCCACCGCTTCTTTCTATATCGTTAATTTTCTCTTTCATGCTATCGCCCCTTTCTCTATGAATTCATTATACCACACTTAGTGTCCAATAAACAGGACAGAAGGAGGATTTATGTCAGTATTTTCAGGGCTGTTCAAATCCAGGGACAAGCCTCAAGACCGCACATCGGGCAGCAATTATGCCTTTTTCTTCGGTGGCACGACTTCCGGCAAAGCGGTAACGGAGCGCTCGGCCATGCAAATGACTGCCGTGTATTCCTGTGTCCGCATCCTGTCGGAGGCTGTGGCGGGGCTGCCGCTGCACCTATACAAATACACGGACAGCGGTGGCAAGGCTATGGCGCTCGACCATCCGCTCTACCGCTTGCTTCACGATGAGCCGAACCCGGAAATGAGTTCATTTGTGTTTCGGGAAACGCTTATGACGCACCTGCTCCTGTGGGGCAATGCCTATGCACAGATCATCCGCAACGGCAAGAATGAGATTATTGCACTGTATCCCCTCATGCCGAACAAGATGTCGGTGGACAGAGATGAAAGTGGGCATTTGTATTACACCTATTATCGTGGCTCAGATGAAGCCATCAAAAACAAGGAGTTCGCCGTAACGCTGCAGCCATCGGATGTGCTGCACATTCCCGGCTTGGGTTTTGACGGTCTGGTGGGCTACAGTCCCATCGCTATGGCAAAGAACGCCATTGGCATGGCTATCGCCTGTGAAGAGTATGGCGCGAAATTCTTCGCCAACGGTGTCGCACCGGGTGGTGTGCTGGAACACCCCGGCACGATTAAAGACCCGCAGCGTGTGCGGGAGAGCTGGCAGTCCACCTTCGGTGGCAGCGGAAACGCAAACAAAATCGCCGTACTGGAAGAAGGCATGAAATATACGCCAATCGGCATCTCGCCGGAGCAGGCGCAGTTCCTCGAAACACGAAAATTCCAAATCAATGAGATCGCTCGACTTTTCCGAGTGCCGCCCCACATGGTGGGTGACCTGGAAAAGTCGAGCTTTTCTAATATTGAGCAGCAGTCCTTGGAGTTTGTGAAGTACACCCTTGACCCCTGGGTCATCCGCTGGGAGCAATCAATCCAGCGGTCGCTTTTGTCCAAGGACGAAAAAGCTGTGTATTTTGTGAAGTTCAATCTGGAAGGTCTGCTGCGCGGCGATTACCAGAGCCGCATGAACGGGTACGCCATCGGCCGCCAGAACGGCTGGATGTCTGCAAATGACATCCGGGAACTGGAAAACCTCGACCGCATCCCGGCAGAGGACGGCGGCGACTTGTACCTCATTAACGGCAATATGCTCCCGCTGAAAAATGCGGGTGCTTTTGCAAATACACCTACCGATGACGGAAAGGAGGAAAAAACCGATGAAGAAATTTTGGAATTGGAAGAGCCGAACGGTGACCAATCAGGAGGCACAGGAGCAGGTTCAGGAGAGGACGCTGTTTCTGAACGGGACCATCGCCGAGGAAAGTTGGTTTGACGATGACGTCACGCCGCAACTTTTCAAGGACGAATTGATGGCGGGCTCCGGCGACATCACTGTCTGGATCAACAGCCCCGGCGGTGACTGCGTGGCTGCAGCGCAAATCTACAATATGCTCATGGACTACAAGGGTGATGTGACCGTGAAAATCGATGGCATTGCGGCATCCGCAGCGTCCGTCATCGCTATGGCAGGCACGAAAGTGCTGGTGTCTCCGGTGTCCATGCTCATGATCCACAATCCCATGACGGCGGCATTTGGTAATTCGGATGAGATGCAGAGAGCTATTGAGATGCTCGGCAGCGTGAAGGATTCCATTATCAACGCCTACGAGATCAAGACCGGTCTGTCCCGTGCGAAGCTCAGCCACCTCATGGATGCGGAAACCTGGATGGACGCAAACAAGGCTGTGGAACTTGGTTTTGCGGATGAAATTATGCAGAGAAGCACGGAAACCGAGAATACTGCTGCACCCACCGTTTCCATGCTGTATTCCAAGGCAAATGTGGTGAATTCTCTCATGGAGAAGATTGCCGCAAAGTGTGCCATTCAACCCAAAGCCGAAACAAAACACAGAGCCGATGACCTTATGGAGCGGCTCAATCTCATTAAAAACTGGAGGTAATTCAATATGACGATCAATGAACTGCGCGAAAAGCGCAACCAGGCTTGGAACGCTGCAAAGGCATTTGTGGAGACCAAGCGAGACAAGGACGGTCTGCTTTCCGATGAGGATTCTGCGACCTATGCCCAGATGGAAAAGAAGGTTCAGGACTACGGTGCTGAAATCGAGCGCATGGAGGCTATGGCAGCGATGGAGGCTCAGCTTTCCAAGCCCACTTCTGCGCCCATTACCGAAAAGCCCCTGAACGGAAAGACCACCGAGGATAAGCAGCCTAAGAGCTTCCGTGCCACCGATGCCTACCGCAGCGGTATGCTCAACGCTCTGCGTACCAACTTCCGTCAGATCAGTAATGTGCTGCAGGAGGGCATCGATGCCAATGGCGGCTATCTGGTGCCGGATGAGTATGACAGCCGTCTCATTCAGGTGCTCAACGAGGAAAACGTTATGCGTTCTCTCGGCACTGCTATCACCACCAGCGGTGAGCACAAAATCAACATCGCAGCCACCAAGCCTGCGGCTGCGTGGATCGAGGAGGGCGGCGCACTGACTTTCGGTGACGCTACCTTCGACCAGATCATCCTGGATGCCCACAAGCTCCATGTTGCTGTAAAGGTAACCGAGGAGCTGCTCTACGATAACGCATTCAATCTGGAAAACTACATTCTGGAGCAGTTCGGCAAGGCTCTGGCCAATGCCGAGGAGGATGCGTTCATCAACGGCATCGGCACCGGTCAGCCCCTGGGTATTCTCGCCGAAACCGGCGGCGCACAGGTCGGTGTGACTACGAAGTCCCCCGGCAAGGTGACTGCCGACGAGATCATCGACCTGGTGTATTCCCTCAAGCGTCCCTACCGTAAGAACGCCGTGTTCCTTGCCAACGATGTCTGCGTCGCAGAGCTCCGCAAGCTGAAGGACAGCACGGGTCAGTATCTGTGGCAGCCCTCTCTGCAGGCGGGTGAGCCTGACCGTGTGCTGGGTTACAAGGTTTACACCTCTGCATATTTCCCTGTCCCTGCTCCCGGCAAGGCCGCAGTCGCATTCGGCGACTTCAGTTACTACAACATCGGTGACCGTGGCTCTCGTTCTATTGCGGAACTGAAAGAGCTGTTTGCTGGAAATGGCATGGTCGGCTTTGTCGCAAAGGAGCGTGTGGACGGAAAGCTGGTGTTGCCCGAAGCAGTCAAGTTGCTCAAAATGGCATCTGCCTGATGAAAGGAGGCGGCGGTGATGGATGGGCTTCTTTCCAAAGTGAAAGCCAACCTCATACTGGAACACACGGCGGATGATGCCTTGCTGAAAAGCTACATCACCGCCGCTGTTTCTTACGCCGAAAGCTACCAGCATATCCCGGAGGGGTTCTACAAAGAGAACCCCATGCCGCCCACCACGGAGCAGGCCGTCATCATGCTGTCCTCCCACTTCTATGAATCGAGAGATGGCTCGACAGGCGGCTTCTTTGCGGATAACACCGGAGCGGCACAGCAGGTGTGGAACACGGTCAATCTGCTGCTCCGCTTGGATAGGCGGTGGCAGGTATGAGTTTTGGAAAAATGAACGGCTTTGCCGACATCGTAGAAACCCGTCAAATCAAGGACAGCGAGGGCTTCATCCATTCCGAGAATGAAGTCCTCGCTTCCGTCCGTGTCTATCGGGAAGGTCGGCACGGCAGTCAGCGTTGGGCGAACCTCGCTGCATTCAGCGAAGCGACCGACCTATTCCGCTTTCGGTGTATTCCTGGGCTGACGATCACTACCGATCATTTTCTCATTTGTGACGGAGAGCGATTTAATATCATCTCTGTTGAAAATGTGAAAGGTCGTGGGATGTACATTGAGGTGCTGGCAAAGAAGGAGGTGCCGACCGTTGGCTAAGTGCGACATGAAAATGCCGGAAGATTTTCTCCTGAAGATCTCCAAGCTCGGCAGCAACTTTGACAGTGTGGCAGATACCATCCTGCAGGCCGGTGGCGAAGTCGTGCTGAAGAAGGTCAAAAGCAATCTCTCCTCCGTTATCGGCAGAGGGACAAAGTTCAAATCCCGCACCACGGGCGAACTGGAAGGTGCGCTCGGTCTTTCTCCCTCCAAACTGAACCGGGACGGCAACCACGACATCAAGGTCGGTTTTGCCGAGCCTCGCTCGGACGGCGGCAGCAACGCCAAACTTGCCAACATTCTCGAATACGGCAAGCACGGTCAGCCTGCAAAACCTTTTCTGGAACCTGCGAAAACGGCATCTCGGCAGGAATGCATCGATGCCATGACCAAGGCGCTGGATGAGGAGGTGAAAAAGCTGTGAGCCTGCTATCCGATTTACAAACCATCGCCGAAAGCTGCGGCGCGTCCGTGGAAACAGGTGTGTTCTCCGGCAAAGCCCCGGACACCTATCTGGTCATCACTCCGCTGTCGGACAGCTTCGAGCTCCACGCCGACAACGCTCCCGGCTGCGAAACGCAGGAGGTACGGCTGTCCCTGTTCACAAAGGGCAGCTACACAAAACTGAAAAACGCACTTGTCCACGCCCTGCTGGGTGCGGATTTCTATATTACCGACCGCCGGTACATCGGCTTTGAGACCGAAACCGGCTACCATCACTACGCCATTGATGTAGCGCAACTGTACGAACTATAAAATAGCACGGCGTTCCGTCGCAGGCACCGCACGAAAAATACCGCAAGGGTTTGTGTGCGTATTGCCACCGGCGGCTCGCCGGGAATTGGAGGAATGAATCATGGCAACGATCGGTCTTGACAGACTGTATTACGCAAAAATCACCGAGAATGACGCCGGTGAGGAAACCTACGGTGCGCCGTCCCAGCTTGCCAAAGCCATCTCCGCTGACCTTTCGGTGGAACTGGCGGAAGCGACGCTCTATGCCGACGACGGTGCTTCGGAGATCGTGAAGGAATTCAAGTCCGGTACACTCTCCCTCGGCATTGACGATATCGGCTCTGCGGCGGCATCCGACCTCACGGGTGCAACCATTG